TACCGCGAGGCTTACGCACAACCTGAGTAGCTCATGGAGAAAATTGTGGCAATTCCACGCAAAGTGCAAGAAGCGGCTGAAAGAGCCGAGGCCCTCCATAAAGCGGTTTATGAGACCAAAGATGGAGAACCAAAGACCGACCCAACGAGCCAAGATCCGGCTCCTGTTGACCCTCCAGCACCGGAGAATCAGGTAGCTCCTGACAATCCGAATTCGGTGACGACTCCACCTACTGAGCCGCCAGACACACCGAAGCAGGACGATCAATGGGAACAGCGGTACCGGGTGATCGAAGGGAAGTATCGGGCAGAGGTGCCTCGTTTAAATGCGGAAAACCGCGAGCTCAAACAGCAATTCGAATCACTTAAGAATGAACTCGAGCAGTTGAAGAGTCGGGGTACCCAAAGTACATCGTCACTCATCAGCAATGAGGATCGCGAGAAGTATGGCGATGACCTCCTCGACGTGATCAAACGTGCAGCACAGGAACAAGTAGCAGCCAAAGACGCAGAGATTGCGGAGCTGAAGCGCAGCTTGGAGACGGTTCATACAACGACTTCCAAGAACGCAGAGGTGAGCTTCTTTGATCGCCTAGGTCAACTTCATCCTGACTGGGTAACGATCAACGCCGATGAAGGCTTCCTCAAATGGCTGGATGAATACGACGAATTCACAGGGCGTACTCGTCAAGACCTCCTCTCAGAGGCCGAACAGGCACGTGACGCAGAGCGCGTCTCACGTTTCTTCGCCAGCTGGAAGGCCAGTAATAAAACCAATGTGACCAATTCTCAACGGTCTCTTGAATCGCAAGTGACTCCCGACTCCAACCGAGTCGTGACACCACCTGCCGGAAAGAGGTTCTTCACCCGAGGTGAGATTGCTGAGTTCTACGCAGCAGTCCGTCGCGGGGAAGTGGGTGCCAAAGAGATGGTTGCAATGGAATCCGAAATCCATACCGCAACGATTGAGGGGCGCATTCGTTAGCCCCCGAGTATTAGCGGTACTCATATATAGAGGTTATTCAAATGGCAGTTGATGTCTCCAGCGGTTATCCGCAATACAGCGCCAGCAATGCGTCTGGCTCGAAGTTCATCCCTAGCCTTTAAATTTTGGGGATGTAAAACCTCTTCTGATTAATTGGGAAAATCTCACTGAGACAACCCACAAGAACCCGTATCATTACTGTGTATAATATATTCATCCCACTAATAAGGAATGAATATGGACATACAGTACTTGGCAGGTTTCTTTGATGGAGAAGGCTGCATCGACAATCAAGTGATGTACCCAGCTAACGCCAAAGGCAAGCTGTACGTACGACCGAGATTGCGAGTAGCACAGTCCAACACCGGAGCGGTGATCTTGCACAAGTTGCAGGAAACCTACGGTGGACACCTCTCTCAACGAAAACCACAAAATGCCAACCAGCAAGCAAGTACGTCTTGGGAAATCCTCGACAAAGCCGGGATCACCCGGATGCTTGAACAGCTGGCACCTCTGCTCATCATCAAGAAAGAGCAGGCAATCCTAGCCCTATGGTGGCTGAGGAACTGTACCGGAAGGCACATTCCTGAGCAGGCAAGGATGGCTTACAACGATGAGCTAAAGAGAATGAAACGGGACTTGCAGAGACTAAGTGAAGAGGCGATCGCTGACATAGAGCGATTGATGCGATAGTCCGAACTGTATGGCGACATACAGAGGGTGACAGAAATGATCACCCCGCCGGGGAAACCCGGTTAAACACGATTGACCAACGTGTAGTAACAGCAAGGAAATCTGGTCTGGCAAGTTGCAGGTGAAGTTCTACAAGAGCACCGTTCTTGCAGAGATCACCAACAACGACTGGGAAGGTGAGATCAAGGGTTCGGGCGATAAAGTCCATATCCGTTCGATCCCAACCATCACCATCCGTGACTACACCAAAGGTCTGAACCTGACCAATGAGGTGCCTGAGTCCACACCGATCGAACTGACGATCGACAAGGGCAAGTACTTCTCGGTCATCGTTGACGACGTTGATGAAGTCCAAGCTGACGTTCGTTTGATGGACATGTTCACAAACGACGCTGCTCAGCAGATGAAGATCGCTATCGACGGTAACGTTCTCCAGACCGCCTACGCCGATGCAGCCGCTGCCAACAAAGGCGCGAACGCTGGCGCTATCTCCGGTGGTATCAACCTCGGTACTGCAAACGCAGCTCTGGCTCTGACCAAAGACGGCGCTTCCAGCACCAAGGCAGTCCTTGACCTGATCCTCGACATGGGTCAAGTTCTGGACGAGCAGAACGTTCCTGAAGATGGTCGTTGGCTGGTCATCTCTCCTTGGGCTGCAGCTCTGCTCAAGAAGTCGGATCTGCGTCAAGCCTACTTGACTGGTGATGACGAGTCGCCCCTGCGTAACGGCAAGATCGGCATGATCGATCGTTTTACGATCTACGTGTCGAACAACCTCCTGAAGGTTGCTGACAACGCTGGTACGACTGGCAGCACAGCCGATGACTACAACGGCTACTACTTCATGGCTGGTACCCGTGACGCGATCTCTTTCGCTTCGCAAATCACCAACGTTGAAACCCTGCGTGCTCAAAGCACCTTCGGCAACATCGTTCGTGGCTTGAACGTGTACGGCTTTAAAGTGGTTAAACCTGAAGCCCTCGTGACGGCATACGTCAAGAAAGGCTAAGCAATGAGGGAGGGGGAGAAATCTCCCTCCTTTTTCTTATGAAATTACTGAAACAAAAAACAAGCGGTGAAATCTTCGTATGGACACCAGACCTCGAAAAGCGTGAGGACATGGAACTGTATGAGCGTCCGGTAGCAAAAGCCGCCGACGAAGTTGTTGTGCCTCCTGAGCCGATTCAAACAGAGTCGCCTGAAGAGGACATCAAGCAAATCGCACAAGCAGTATTGAAGAGGCGTAAATCAAAATGATGTTCTTCATTGCCCTCCTATTCGCATGCAACACGGAAGCGTGTCAGTTCTTTCAATCTGACATCAAGTACTTCAAGGCAGATGATTGCAGACAGGCGATAGAAGAGGCAGTGACAGAACTGAAGACGCAAGTGCCACTCGTGCACGGTGTCTGCGTGAAAGTAAATACCAAGGATCTTTTATAAATGGCAACGTTCCAAAACATCATCAACGATGCTCGCGTCGATCTGAACGATGTCGCTGGCACTCGCTACACCGATGCACAAATGATCGGATATGCGAACGATGGTGTTCAGGAAATGTATCGCTACCGCCCAGACTTCCGTCTCGGCAACTACTCGGCAGCAACCACTACCTATGTAGCTGGTGACAACCTGCCAATCCCAGATCAGTACCGCATGCTGCTCACGAATTACCTCGTATTCAGATGCGAGGTTCGTGACGATGAGTATGCAGTCGATGGACGTGCTGCTGCTTTCTTGATGCGCTTTGAGAAGGAACTTAAGAAATGAGCAAGCCGTATTCAGCATTCCTTGATTACGTTATGCCGGAAGTCCCGGGCTGCACCACAGAGATGGCGCTCCTCGAGATCAAGAACACCGTCATTGATTTCTGCGAGAAGTCACTTGTATTGAAAGCGGATCACGATCCAGTCACTGCGACTGCAGGCGTGATCGATTACGACCTCGAGCCTCCAGATGGATACCTCGTCGTCAAGATTGAACAGGCTTGGTACAAGGGTCAGAAGCTGGATCCGATGTCGCCTGATCAAGTTCAAACCCCCTCGATTTACAACCAGAACTCTGGTTATCTCGTCAACAAGGGCGACCCACGTTTGTTTATCCAGAAGGATCCACGGACGTTCTCCCTGTATCCAATCCCCGGTGAGACAGTTCCTCTGTCAATCACCATGCGGATCTCTCTGAAACCAACGCGCACCTCGACCACAATCGAAGATGTGATCTTTGAAGAATACGCAGAGGTCATTGGTCATGGCGCTGTATCACGTCTAGCGCTTTCCCCGGGCAAGCCGTACTCGAACCGTCAGCTAGCAGCAGACAAACAGAGTCTGTATATCGCCGGGTTGAACGTTGCTCGAGACCGTGCACAGAAAGGATTTGTCCGCGCAAGTCAGCATGTTCGCATGCGCCGCATCTGAATCTTGAGGTAATAAATGTCACTACCAACCTGCGCTGTCGTCTGCAATGTATTTGATGACAGCGGCGCCCCAGTATCCGGCGCAACGATTACCGCCAAGTTAAACCGCTACGAGGTTTACAACGGCTACGTGGTGCCTCAGACGATTCAGGGCACGACCAACGATAGCGGTACTGTCACGCTCCATCTCTGGCCTAACGCACTGGGTTCGACTGAATCCTCGTACGTGGTCAAGATCGCTGCACCGAACGGCAAGAACCTGACGACTACGGCTCAAGTGCCGAACGTCACGACGATGCCTCTGCACCTGATTGCCAACATGCCACCGTATGACGGTAAGCCGGATGGTCAGCTGGTGATTGACGAGGCGATCGTTGCTGGTGCTACCGCAGTTGCTGCCGCGACAGAAGCAGCCGCCAGTGCAACCGCAGCTGCAACGTCCGCCACTTCAGCGGCGACATCAGCTACGAGTGCGTCTACCAGCGCCAGCACGGCAACTACCAAAGCAAGCGAAGCTTCCACGAGTGCAACCTCGGCAGCGAACTCCGCAACCACAGCATCTACGCAAGCCGCTACTGCCACTACCAAGGCAGCTCAGGCATCTGCGTCAGCCACAGCTGCATCAGAATTTGCAACCACCGCGACAACCAAAGCGAGTGAAGCTGCATCTTCTGCAACCAGCGCATCTACTTCCGCTACTACCGCAACGACCAAGGCATCAGAAGCAGCCACGAGTGCAGCATCTGCATCAGCCTCTCAGTCAGCAGCTGCGGGTAGTGCGACAGCAGCATCCAACAGCGCTACGGCAGCAGCAGGCAGCGCAACAGCTGCAGCAAGTTCTGCCACCAGCGCCAGCACATCAGCATCCACCGCAACAACCAAAGCATCAGAGGCTTCTGTCAGTGCGACAAACGCAGCGAACAGTGCAACTGCAGCCGCTAGCTCAGCTACGTCAGCGTCAAACTCTGCATCGACGGCAACAACCAAAGCGTCTGAAGCAGCAAACAGCGCAACGACAGCCACTACGAAAGCAAGCGAAGCATCGACCAGCGCATCCAACGCCGCGACATCTGCAACAAATGCAGCGTCAAGTGCAACGGCAGCAGCAACGTCAGCAACGAGTGCTCAGGCTAGTTCAACGTCTGCCTCTGGTTACGCATCTACTGCACAGACTCAAGCTGGCATTGCAACGACCAAGGCCAATGAAGCAGCAGCATCAGCAGCAGCGGCGGCTGACAGCGCGGCAGTAGCTTCGTCTGGTGGCATTCGCTTTGACGTAGCCCAGTCACTTACCAGTGGTCAGAAAGCTCAGGCTCGCAGCAACATTGGCGTATTCCTTGGAGTCGCTGACGGCGTAGCCACCCTCGGTTCAGACGGCAAGGTTCCATCTGCTCAGTTGCCATCCTATGTGGATGATGTGATTGAAGCTGCGAACTACGTGTCACTGCCGGGTACTGGTGAGACGGGCAAGATCTACGTCACACTGGACAACAACAAGACATACCGCTGGTCTGGTTCAGACTATGTTGAGATCTCGGCTTCGCCCGGTTCTACGGATGCCGTAGCTGAAGGATCAACCAATCTTTACTTCACCAATGCTCGAGCGCGTCAGGCAATCAGCGTCAGCGGCGGTTTGTCGTATGACTCTGCGACTGGTGTATTGACTGGCCCTGATCTGAGCGGATACCTGACAAGCGCAACCGCAGCCGCTACGTATCAGACGGTTTCTGGAATGTCGTCTTATTTGACGACCAGCGCTGCCGCGGCGACGTACCAAACGCAGGATGCAATGTCATCGTACTTAACGAGTGCAACAGCAGCTAGCACTTACGTTCCGTTGACTGGTGCAAGCATCACTGGCGCAGTAAACGTATCAGGCAACTTTGGTCTTGGTACCACTTCTCCGGGTCGCAAGTTCCATCTTGAAGGTGGTCGCGCAATCTTCAGGCCAGCAAGCGAACAGTACGCAATCAACATTGCATACAACAGCGGCACGGATGGAGTATGGCTTGGCTCACCTGAAGCCAATACGTTTTCTGTGTTTAACGACGCAGGAAGTGAGATGTGGCGCGTCACCCCATCCGGGGTAACGATTCCGGGATCTGGCGCTCGTATTACTGGTGACTTTAGTAATGCAACGGCTGCTAACCGTGTGATGTTTCAGACAAGTACGGCTAATGGAAACACTACTGTTTCTGCTATCCCAAATGGAACTGGAATTACGGCGGTTTTTAGAGCATACAACTCATCTGATCCAGCAAACGCAGGAAACATAACAGTTCAGGCATCCAATACGGAAGCAAGGATTGATGCTCAAATCACAGGAACAGGCACATATCTGCCAATGACGTTTTACACTGGCGGGTCAGAGCGAGCTAGGTTTAGTACAGCAGGTGGGTTTTCTGTCGGGACAACAGCAGATGCAGGTGCAGGTGGTATTTATGCAACTGGAACTGTTATTGCTAATTATTCTGATGAAAGATTAAAAACAAAACTTGGAAAAATTGAAAGCGCACTGGACAAAATCTGCGCAATTGACACGTTCTACTACGAAGCAAATGAAACCGCACAAGCACTTGGATACAAAGCAGAGCGTGAACTTGGCGTCTCTGCTCAGTCAGTTCAGGCCGTATTCCCAGAGGTTGTCGTACCCGCTCCAGTTGATGCTCAATATCTAACTGTGCGTTATGAGCGCCTAGTTGCTCCGATTATTGAAGCAATCAAAGAGCTGCGTGCCGAAGTTAAGGCACTCAAAGGAGAGTGATATGGCCGCGACCACTTGGGGAACACAAGCGATAACGCTTCCAGTAGGCACAACCGCCGAAAGGCCAACAGGTGCTTTCGGAATGATTCGAGCTAATTCGACCACCGGCAAGCTCGAGTGGTACGACTCTGCAAGCTCAAGCTGGAAAAATTTGTAAAAGGAAAAAGACATGGCTCAGACAAAAGCAGAACCACAAGCGCTAATCATTCCTGTTGGAACGACGGCAGAGCGTCCAACGGGTGCGTTCGGGATGATTCGAGCGAATTCGACAACTGGCAAGCCGGAGTATTACGACTCTGCATCATCAAGCTGGAAAAACTTGGGTGATCCTGTCGGCCCAAATCAATACTACATGGACTTCATTTTAGTCGCAGGTGGTGGCGGTGGCGGCTGCGGAGGAGGAGGCGGTGCTGGCGGTGTTGTCAATGGAATCTTACTCGTCACATCAGGACAATCATTTGGACTGACAATCGGCGGCGGAGCCGGAGGCTCTACAGCTTCAGTTGGCGGTATTGGTGGCTATTCGTATGGATTCGGCTTTAAGGCAGTCGGAGGTGGTGGAGGTGCTGGTGATAATGGTGGAGATCCTTACACACAATTGAATGGCGGTTCAGGTGGTGGCGGGGGTGCAGCAGGTAATAATGATTTTGATTATGGGCAAGGCGTAGCTAACCAAGGTAACGCAGGCGGCGGCAGTAATACAAGTTACGGAGGCGGTGGCGGCGGTGCAGGTGGTGCAGGTGGTGCTGGTGGATATAGCCCTTCTTACGCAGCTGGGGGTGTTGGGCGGCTTTGGTTTGACGGTAATTATTATGGTGGCGGTGGTGGGGGCGGGACCAGGGGTTACGGTTCTTTTCCTGGCGGCGCTGGAGGCGGTGGTAATGGATCATCGACAGGCGCAGGTAGTAATGGTGCTGCTAATACTGGTGGAGGTGGTGGCGGTGGGTCAGGCTATCCGTATTTCGGAGGTGGTGGCACAGGTGGTTCAGGGATAGCTATCGTGCGGTATCTAGGAACACAGCGTGGATCCGGTGGAAGCGTGTCCTCATCTGGCGGTTATACATATCACTACTTTTATTCTTCAGGAACGTACACAGCATGAGTCATTTTGCTTATTTAGATGAGGATGATGTCGTCATTCAGGTTGCGGTGATTGAGCAAGATGTTATCGATACTGGGCTGTTTGGCGACCCCGCTAGGTTCGAGAGGACAAGCTACAACACTCGAGGTGGCGTCTACTACACGCCTAACACTGACACGCCAGATCCAGATCAATCAAAAGCGTTTCGCAAGAATTACGCCTGCATCGGGTTTAAGTTTGATCGTGTGCGTGATGCGTTCATTCCAAAGCAACCGCACCCGTCTTGGGTGCTTGATGAGTTTTCATGCCTTTGGCAGGCGCCAACGCCAATGCCGATTGATGGCAAGCACTACCAATGGGATGAGCCAAGCCTGTCATGGGCTGAAGTAGAGGCTCAAATTGTTTAAGGCGATTTTTATATGGGCGCTTAAAGTCCCAGTCTTGCTCGTTCTGACTCTAGCCGCATACGTGCTTGCTCCATTGTTGGCAATGTTTATTGTGTACGCAGAGGAATCAGAAACGACTGGACATCCAAGCTTATTCCCCGGAAAGCCTCGAGCGTTCCTTAAGAAGTGGATCCGCATTTGGCAGTCTCCAGACGCTCCAGTAGATGAGTGGTGGTATGGCGATTACGAGCTTGATTCATGGCGTAAGCGATATACGCAAGCTGATTACGACTCATCTGCTGTATTGAGATGGGCGTGTCGCGTTGCTTGGTTGTGGCGCAATCCTGCTTATGGGTTTGGCGAGCTGCTTGGATGGGACGGTACTGGAATGAAGATCCTGACATCCAATGGATCCGATGAAGACTGGTACTCCGGCAAGTCATCCTGCTCGTGCTGGACAGCCATCAACGACAAAGGGCAGAAGTCCTTTTACATGCAGATCAGGTTGTACTTCTACAAGAATCGATGTTTGGATATTCTCGCTGGGTACAAGTTCTTCAGTGACCCAACAACAAAGTTTGTTGCGGTTCGGTTTAACCCGTTCCGCAAGTACCCAAAGTAGCAAGGTTGTGAACGATGCCTCTTAAACCGAATTGGAAGCAAGTTATCCGTAAAGCATGGAGTGTTCGGCTGATCATCTTGGCTGGACTCTTTAGCGGTCTCGAGGTGGTTGTTCCTCTGTTCAGTGACGCAATCCCACGCAACACGTTTGCTTTGCTCAGCGGTATCAGTACTGCTGGTGCGTTAATCGCACGTGTGATGATGCAGAGGAATCTCGATGACTAAAGTTCGTACAGCTGCAGCCAGCTTGGTTGTGAGCGCCAGTGTCCTCGTGGGCTTAGCGGTTCACGAGGGTTACGTTGGTACTGCCTACCGAGATCCAGTTGGCATCCCCACGATCGGCTTTGGCGAAACCGCTGGAGTACAGATGGGGCAGACGACTACTCCAGTACGAGCGATGATTCAGCTACTGGATAGCGCCAACAAACACGCCAAGGGAATGGTTGAGTGCATCAAGGTGCCGATCAGCCAGAACGAGTTCGATGCGTATCTCGACTTCACCTACAACGTTGGAGTCGGAGCGTTCTGTCGGTCTGGTCTGGTCAGGCTCCTGAACCAAGGCAAGTACGAGGAAGCCTGTGCTGAACTTAAGAAGTGGGTGTACGCAGGTGGCAAGGTACTGCCGGGTTTGGTGACACGCAGAGAGAAGGAATACCAAACATGTATGGGATAGACCTACGAGTGATCGGCGCAGTGGTGCTGTCGCTGCTGATCTTCCTAGCAGGGTGGTTCATCAACGGCAACAGATGGGATGCGAAATACAGCAACCTGCAACGCCAATATGCCGAGAGTGTTGTAAAGGCACAACAGGCTGCGAAGAAAGCCGAACTGGAACTTCAAGCGAAAGCTGACCAACAGGTGATCAACAAGAATGAACAGATTAAAAGTATTAGCAATCAGCTTGACCGTGCTCTTGTCGAGCTGCGCAAGCGTCCCGCCCGTATGCCAGTGCCCGACGTTACCCGCTCTGGACAAGGCTCCACAGGCAGCTCCCTTTACCGAGAGGATGCAGAGTTTCTTATCCGGGAAGCTGCCAGAGCAGACGAAGTAGTGGCGCAACTGCAGTATTGCTATCGCATGTATGACGCTGCGAGAGATAAATTGAAAGGCAACTAGTAAACAACTTTATTAACAAATATCAGTAACGACACTACAATACGGCAGTGCTGATATGCAATGCTCGACTGAGGCAATAGATGAGTACAGAAATCCACCGAGATCTTGGAAAGCATGATGCCCAGATCGAGTCGTTGAATCAGCAAGTCAATCGGATGCACGACGACATGCAGCAAATGATGTCGCAGCTTGCCTCAATCCAGCAGACCCTATCCGAAGCAAAGGGCGGGTGGAAAACATTGATGTGGGTTGGTGGACTCTCTGCTGCTCTTGGCGGCGTTCTTGTAAAGGTGATGACGTGGCTGAACTTCCTACCAAGGTAAAGACTCCTGCAATTGTTCTGGTCGAATGGCTGGATGCCGAGCACGAGTTTGGATGGCAAGACGGAAACGAACTAGAAGATAACGAGCCCCTGCTGAACTGCTTCACGATCGGCTGGCTACTGAAGAAGACAAAGACACACATTCGCGTGTGCCAAACGTTCTCTCATAACAACCACGCGCAGACGTTGGTGATCCCAAAGGGAATGATTGTTTCGATGACGGTACTCCAACCACCGATGACGAGGGAAGCCAGTGAAAGCAAGGGTAAATGATCAGGAATTTATAGCTCTGTGGAAACAACTGCAGGGCGCAGCGCCAGTCGCTAGAGCGCTAGAGATGGATGAACGAGCTGTTCATCGACGACGCAAGAGACTGGAAGAGAAGCACGGTATCCAGCTGCTCTCCGCAAGTCCAAATTCTCCGACCTTCATCAAGCGCGAACACTCCCCGAGAGTGGATTGCACTCTTGAGAATGGAACGATCGTCGTCGCATCTGACGCGCATTATTGGCCCGGTGTTATCAGCACCGCTCATACGGCATTACTCCAAGTGCTACGAGACATCAAGCCTGAGCTGGTTGTCATGAATGGCGACTTGTTTGATGGCGCTCGTATCAGCCGCTTCCCACGTTCCGATTGGTCACAAGCACCGACAGTCAAGGACGAACTGGAAGCCGTTTCCGATCGCTTGTTTGAAGTAAAGCAAGCAGCCGCAAACGCAAAGATCTGGTGGTGCATGGGAAACCACGACATGCGGTT